AGACTGGTAACCTGCCTATCTATGATGCGAATCCAATTGATTAATTTAATGTAGTATGATCTTCCATGAATTGAATGAGGATAATTTTCTCCTCTTTGCGATTAAACATTATGAAAATCCCCAAGCAGTAACAAAAGATGATTTTGACCGGGATTTAAATCACTTCAAGTATATCAAAAGACTTTTGAAGAGATATAAAAATACCGGTCAATTAAAAACTCATCTTCTTTTAAATCATTTTATTATTCTTTATAATATTTTTGGTGAAGCAACAACTGCTATGTTGTTCTTTAAAATTGAGAGTGAACTTTGGTCTGCTATGAAAAGTTTTATTGTTTTTCTTGGTAGGTTTCCTGAGTATCCTAAATCTAGTATTCATGATATTCAAGTCGATATGAATTGTTTATCCGAACTCTATAAAATCTACAATGAAAAGCAATCCTCTTGATAAAATAATACAAATAATTCGTGAGGAAGTACCTCCTACCAATAATATAGGTGGAGGTAAGATTGCAGGTTCTGTGGAGGCGGGTGACGATCCTCCAGTAAGATTGAAGAAGAAAAAAAAATATATCTATATGAAGGGTGTAAGGAAAATCTGGAAACCTGACAATGGATAATTTGAAAGTAGCTGTTCTAGAAGAAAGACTTGGTAATTTTGAGGCATTAGTTACGAGACTTGATTCTGCAATTGAAAAAATTGCTGAAGTAAATAATAACGTGAGTAGGATGCTTGCGGTACATGAAGAAAGAATTTCTAAACAAGAAGAGATTGACTCGGTGTTGTTTGATAAAATCGACAAACTCCGTGATAAAATGGACAGCGATCATGACAGTGTTACTAAACGATTATCATTATTGGAACGGAAACTTTGGATTGGCATCGGAGCACTGGGAGGAATTCTAATTCTGACCAACCCACAGGCAATCAAAACTCTTAGACCATTGATTTCTTCCGCAGAAAGTGCTATAGTATCACCAGCGGTTGCCTTTGTGAATGAATCATATTGATTCAAAATTTATTAATCTTGTATCTCCAAAACTGCAGAAGTTTAAAAGAGTAAAATCAGATCTGTATAACTTTCGTTGTCCCATCTGTGGAGATTCAAAGAAGAACAAATCAAAGACCAGAGGGTATCTATATTCTGTGAAAGCAGATGTAAACTTTAGATGTCATAATTGTGGTGCTTCAATGACGTTCAGTAGTTTTTTAAAACAACTGGACCCGATTGTTCATAAACAATACGTTTTTGAAAGATTTAAACAAGGAACAACTGGTAGAGCAACTGTAGTAGAGGAACCAAAGTTTCACTTTGAAGCACCAAAGTTTAGGAAGAAGATTGATCTTCCAAAAGCATCAGAGAATCCTAGTGCAGATGGATATCTTACTGCTAGAAAAATCAACTCAAATGATTTTTACTATGCAGAAAATTTTAAGAAATTTGTAAATACACTCAAACCAACTTTTGATGATACAAAGCATGATGAAGAGAGGATAATTATTCCACTTTATTATGAAAAGAACTTAATTGGATTGCAGGGGAGATCTCTAGGTCCAAGCAAGGTTAAATATATCACGGTAATGTTTAATGAAGATGCGCCAAAAATCTACGGACTTGACAACATCAGAAAAGATGTTCCAGTCTATATTACAGAAGGACCTTTCGACAGCACGTTCATTCGCAACTCGATTGCTATGTGCGGAGCTGATGCTGATATTGATCGTTGGGGGATCAGCAATGCTATTTGGATCTATGATAATGAACCAAGGAACAGTGAAATCGTCAGGCGTATTGGGAACACAATCGATAGTGGCCACTCCGTAGTTATTTGGCCTTCAAACATAGATGAAAAAGACATAAACGATATGGTTATGTCTGGACTGGATGTCCAGTCCGTGATAGAATCAAATACATATACTGGACTAGAAGCACAACTTAAATTTACCACTTGGAAAAAGATATGAGCAACGGCACCAAAGTTAAAAAGAGAGATGGAAGAGTTGAGTCTCTTGACCTTGATAAGATGCATCTCATGGTTGAAGAGGCATGTACGGGTCTTGCAGGTGTGTCTGCAAGTCAAGTTGAGATGAAGTCTGGTATTCAGTTTTATGATGGAATTACTACTGGAGAAATCCAAGAAATATTGATTAAGTCTGCAAGTGACTTAATTGATTTGGACCATCCAAACTATCAGTTTGTTGCTGCAAGACTTCTTTTGTTTTCTGTGAGAAAGAGTCTCTATGGAAAGATGAAGGAGATGCCTAAACTTGAAGATCATATCCTCAGTTGCACCAATATTGATGTGTATGATAAATCCATCTTTACCAAATATTCCAAGGAAGAGATTGAGAAAGCAAATAATTTTATTGACCATGATCGTGACTTCTTATTCACTTATGCTGGTCTAAGGCAGGTTGTAGATAAATACCTAGTACAGGATAGAAGCACAAGTGGAGTGTATGAAACTCCACAGTTCATGTATATCATGATTGCTTTGACTATTTTCGCGCAGTATCCAAAAGATACACGCATGTCATACGTTAAAAGGTATTATGATGCAATCAGCAAACACAGACTCAACATCCCAACACCGATCATGGCAGGGGTGCGAACCCCATTGCGTCAGTTTGCGAGTTGTGTTCTCGTTGATGTTGATGACACCCTCGATTCTATCTTTAGCAGTGACATGGCTATTGGTAAATATGTTGCACAACGCGCAGGAATCGGCATCAACGCAGGTCGAATCCGTGGCATCAACGCTAAAATCAGAGGTGGAGAGGTACAACACACAGGCGTGGTCCCCTTCCTTAAAAAGTTTGAATCAACTGTACGATGCTGCACACAAAACGGCATCAGAGGTGGTTCTGCTACAGTTCACTTTCCTATCTGGCACCAAGAAATAGAGGACATTATTGTTCTCAAGAACAACAAAGGTACAGAAGACAATCGGGTACGCAAACTTGACTACTCAATCCAGATTTCAAAACTTTTCTACGAACGTTTCATCCAGAATGGAGAGATTAGCTTGTTCTCACCGCATGATGTACCAGGTTTGTATGATTCCTTTGGTACTGACGGGTTCGATGATTTATATGTGGGGTTTGAACGAGATGAGTCTGTTCCAAGAAAGACTATCGGCGCACAAGAATTAATTCTGAATATCCTGAAGGAGAGAGCAGAGACTGGTCGTTTGTATATCATGAACATCGACCACTGCAATAGTCACTCTTCCTTCAAGGATAAGGTGAATATGTCTAATCTGTGCCAGGAGATCACCCTGCCTACAGATCCAATCAATCATATTGATGATGAGTGTGGTGAAATTGCATTGTGTATTCTTTCTGCAATTAATGTTGGTAAGGTTAAGTCTGATGAAGAACTTGAGGATCTATGTGATTTGGCAGTCAGAGGATTGGAAGAACTCATTGACTATCAAGAGTACCCTGTAAAGGCAGCAGAGCGTGCCACAAAGGCACGTAGATCGCTTGGAGTAGGTTTTATTGGATTGGCGCATTATCTTGCTAAGTTGGGTTATAATTATGATTCACAAGAGGCATGGGATGCTGTTCATGGTCTCTCCGAGTCTTTCCAATATTATCTTTTGAAGTCTTCTAATGAACTTGCGAAAGAGAAAGGATGGTGTCATGATTTTGGTCGCACCAAGTATGCTGATGGAATTCTTCCAATTGATACATATAAGAATGATGTTGATGAAGTTTCTTCTCAGGAGTTAGTGCATGATTGGGAGAATCTTCGCGCATCTATCTCCACCCATGGACTTAGGCACTCAACATTGTCTGCTCAAATGCCATCAGAGAGCAGTTCCGTTGTGTCAAACGCAACAAATGGAATCGAGCCACCTAGAGACTATTTGTCCATTAAGAAGAGTAAAAAGGGACCACTCAAACAGATTGTTCCTCAATATGGATCTCTTAAAAACAATTACACTCTACTTTGGGATATGGAGTCCAATCGTGGTTATATTAATGTTGTTGCTGTGATGCAGAAATTCTTTGACCAAGCAATTTCTGGCAACTGGAGTTACAATCCAGAAAACTATCCTGATAATGAAGTCCCAGTGTCCACCATGGCACAAGACTTTTTAACTACATATAAGTACGGTTGGAAAACTTCTTACTACCAAAACACTCACGACATGAAAAATGATGAAGTAGAAGAAGACAAATCTACATTAGATAATTTGTTAAACGAGTTAGAACAATCCGAGGAGGGAGAGTGTGAATCCTGTGCAGTTTAAGGTTTCGTCAGTGGAAAACGTGAAAACAGAAGTTAGAGGCATGACCGTCTTTAATACAGAACAAGTAAATACTAAAAAGCAACCGATGTTTTTTGGTAAACCTTTGGGTATCCAAAGATATGATTCATACAAATATCCTGTATTTGATAAACTTACCACACAACAATTAGGATACTTCTGGAGACCTGAAGAGGTTTCTTTGCAGAAGGATCGTGGTGATTATCAATTACTTCGTCCAGAACAAAAGCACATTTATACTTCTAATCTGAAGTATCAAATCATGCTTGACTCCATTCAGGGTCGTGGTCCTGGTATGGCATTTATTCCTTACTGCTCCTTACCTGAACTAGAAGCATGTATGGAGGTCTGGGGGTTCATGGAGATGATCCATAGTCGATCATACACATATATCATCAAGAACGTCTACAGCGACCCCTCAGAGGTCTTTGATAAGATTGTGACGGACAAACGCATCTTGGAACGTGCCAGTAGTGTTACTGAAGCATATGATGACTTTATTGATAATGCTCACCGATATGACAACTCTAATGATTGGCAACATGCATTGGAACAAGTTCCTACAGCATTAGAAGGAAAGTATGAACTCAAAAGAAAACTCTACAGAGCCGTGGCAAACGTCAACATTCTGGAAGGTATACGGTTCTATGTCTCCTTTGCTTGCTCGTTTGCGTTTGGTGAACTCAAGCTTATGGAAGGATCCGCTAAAATCATCTCTCTTATCGCACGAGATGAAAATCAGCATCTTGCAATTACTCAAAATATCCTCAACAAGTGGAAAGCAGGGGACGACCCCGAAATGAAGCAGATCATGAAGGAAGAGGAAGAGTGGACTTATAAGGCATTTGATCGTGCTGTGAATGAAGAGAAACGTTGGGCAGACTATCTGTTCAAGGATGGATCTATGATTGGTTTGAACGATAAACTACTTCAACAGTATGTTGAGTGGATTGCCAATCGCCGTCTCAAGGCAATTGGTCTAAGACCTCAGTATGACATTGCAGCAAGCAACAACCCATTACCTTGGACACAGCACTGGATCTCTTCTAAGGGTCTTCAGGTGGCACCACAGGAGACTGAGGTGGAGTCCTATGTGGTTGGTGGAATCAAGCAAGATGTGAAAAAGGACACATTCAGTGGTTTCCAACTTTGAAATGTGCTTAAATAGGGAAAGAAACTTTGTGAGTAATCATGCCTAAGAATGAATTGAAGAAAGATGAATTCAAAGTCAGAGTTCTCAAACTTAAAGATGAACTTGGGAATGAACCTTATAGTCAAGGAATTACTCACATAGCAGATAAATACCTGAATAAGGTATTGGACATTATTGATGAGTATCGATATTGACTATGAAAACCCATGGATCTATTTGGAGAGACCTTTTACTAGTGACGATGTTCACGACTACTATGGTTTTGTTTATAACATTACCAATCTCACCAACCAACGACAATACATTGGGAGAAAGTATTTTTGGTCTCATCGAAAACCTCCAGGAAAAAAAAGAAGAGTAAAGAAAGAATCTGATTGGAAAAAGTACTATGGGTCTTGTCCGGAACTTAAAGAAGACATTGAACTATTGGGTAGACAAAATTTTAGTAGAACTATCTTGTCTTTACATAAAACAGGTGGCAAAACAAACTTTGAAGAAACAAGACAACTCTTCATCCACGGAGTCCTCACTGAATCACTTGACACAGGAGGACCTGCCTACTACAATAGTAACATCCTCAGCAGGTACTTCCGAAAAGACTATTATGATGGAGACTGAAGAAATTGTATCAGAAGTTCGTGAATGGGCAATTGGTAAAGTCCAAGAGTACAATGGTAAGGGAGTAGACCGAATCTACGATCAAATGGCAATCATGGCAGAATTTGATGAATGGTTTGATCCCAAAGAAGATTTAGAAGTCGTATCACTTGACGAAATCACAGAAAAAC